AAAGTGCTGCAAAGCACAGACCACCCAATCGCAGTATTTCGAATTGCGACAAGGCGGCAACTAAACGAATCCTTGGGAGCTTACAAAAGTAAGTGACTAGGTGAGTGAAGGCAGCCAAGGCAGTAGCGGTTCGAAAGACGAAGATTAAGCGGGAATAGCTCAGTTGGTAGAGCACGACCTTGCCAAGGTCGGGGTCGCGAGTTCGAGTCTCGTTTCCCGCTCCAGTTTAAAAGACATCGGCTTCAGCGGATGTCCGGCTGAAAGGCCTGAAGAATTTGGCGCGTTAACAAAGCGGTTATGTAGCGGATTGCAAATCCGTCTAGTCCGGTTCGACTCCGGAACGCGCCTCCACTTTCTTCCCGAGCCCGGATGGTGGAATCGGTAGACACAAGGGATTTAAAATCCCTCGGCGTTCGCGCTGTGCGGGTTCAAGTCCCGCTCCGGGTACCATGGGAAAGATAAGAATAAAATCAAAGCAATAAGCAGTGTCGTGAAACCGCCTTCGGGTGGTTTTTTTGTGATTGTGTTTTGGCTTGTGGCGATAAAGTGGCGATGGTATGGCGACATGTAGGCGCGGGAGTAAAGTTGACTCAGTGGCAATCGTCTTTCCTGTTATTGCTGGTTTCTTATTGCTCTCTGTACTATTCACTGTTTGTAGGTGTGGGCTGTTTTCGATAGTACTGAAAAACAAAGCCCGCAGTTTTTACGCTGCGGGCTGTGCTTTTCATTTCAGGTAACAGATAGGGTGCCTTTTCAGCCTTAACCTTAACAACCGATTGACAGGGGATTGCTCTCCCGTCGCGGTTTCCTACTGCTTACACTGTAAGAACGCTGCAAACTCCGCTCCCCATAAGCTCATCCGTATTTCGCACAGTGAACCGTGCAGCATCCAGATGATGAGGATTGCCGTCACGCAGAACGTGATGGCTGTCAGCGATTTTTGCGACATGGCGCTTGCCTCCTTAGTGGAGAGGCGCTAACCTTTCACTTGTCAAGGTAATGCGGTTAGGGCCTCGGTTAAACAAAAGTGTTTTTCCGGGGCTTTTCCACATCCGACCTTCAGGTATCCCTTCCAGCCGTCAGCCGAAAGGCACCCGCGTGTAATCTACTGATTTCCCTTTGTGTGCGCAATGCTCTGTGTTGAAGCTGTTGAGGGGGCGGCAAAAAAAAGCCCGCATATTGCGGGCAAATACGTCTGTAATCCAATGGAGAAAAGGGGGCCATATCGACTGAACCCGGCAACCGGATAGCGGGGGCTTTCACCCCCGCTGCGGTTTCTTACTGTTTACACTGCAAGAACGCCGCAAATTGTGACCACATGATGTTAAGCCTGAACTCACAGGGTGAGTTGTGTATCATCCAGATAATCATCAAAATAGTTATGCATAAAATGCTCACTATGATCGTTTTTTGCGGCATAGCGCTTGACTCTTTTTACAGGGAGGCGCTAACCTTCCACTTGCTAGGTAGGATGGTCAGGGCCTCGGGTTAACGTTTAAGTTGACTCGGGGCCTTTCCACATCCGGCCTTCAGGTTCACCCTCCAGCCGTCAGCCGAAAGGCACCCGCGTGTAATGTACTGATTTCCTTTTGTGGTCGCAACTGTCAGAGCTCGAGGATTAGCTGAAGGCGACCTCTGTGTGTTGCCGGGAAATGCTCGTGCGGGATCTGTTCATCCCGTTCGCCGGAGGGGGTGGGTACGGATATCATTTTGTGTACGCTCTCCATTGTGGAGAATGTCGCACCACATTCGATGTTGTTGCACTGGTAGTATTTATACCGGATGGTGCCGGTATCATTGGCTGCCTTGCTGGTTCTGATACGGGCCGATGCGCCGCAGTGTGGACAATAAAACATGACGATACCCCCAGTCATTACGGGGTTGAACTCGTGGTTTATTTTATCCACTCTGTTCTGATTCTGCTATCCAGTCAGGTATTTTAGCCTCAAGCTCCAGTTGTGTGGTGAAACCGTTGCTGTCGATAGTGTGTTCCACCCTGGCAATGATCCAGTCCTGCTGGTCGATCGTGGTTTTGAATCCTGATACGGTGCCGTGCATTTCAGGGTAGAGATCTGCGCGTCCGTGAGCCAGTGTGATGGCAAATTCAGCCGCGCCTTTCTGTAATTGTTGCCACTTTGCAGCTGCTGCACGTTTTGCGCTTTCTTCATTCGGAAAGGTTCTTCGCAACACAAACACATTGCCTTCTGCGCCTTCCATGTAATCACCTTCACGGCTGTGGCTTTTTTCCTGTGACAGACTGCGTTTTTTTACACTGACCTGCTTTTTCTTCCCGAAATTCAGATCCAGCCAGTATGCCCGTACCCCTGTGTATGCCTGCCGGTCAGCGATACGGAAGCGATGTTGATCACCGTCGCTGCGGGTTAAGGTGAAAGAGGGGAGTGGCTTGCCACTGGCTGTCACGCCGCCACCAGGTATGATGAACAGCAGGTTGCCGTTTTTGACCGTTGCGATGGCGCCAAGCATATCGGCCATGCGGGTAAGGAATGACATGTCACTCTCTTCTGTCTGGTCTGCATGGTCGATTTCGATATGCATCAGCATTTCGCTGATTTGTGCTTTCAGACCGTATCGGTGTGCAATGGCGGAAACCACACGCTCAAGCGTTACGTCATGCCAGGATACTTCCCGTTTGACATTGAATTCTTCCCGGAAGTCAGCACTACTGGCTCCGATGATAAGCTTGTCCGGTGGCCCGTCATGCGAAACTTCATCCACAATATATGTCCCTTTATCTGTTAGGCTTTCGCCTTTCCAGCCAATGGCGATGGAAAGTACGGCTCCCCGTTCCGGCAGGATTAATTGTCCGTCTGTATCATCCAGTGTCAGGGATATCTGATCAGCTTCAAATCCCCTGTTGTCAGTTACAGACAGCGACATTACCCTGTTTTTTAATTCCTGTGCTTCCAGTTCGTTGTTGTTCAGCGTGATGCTGAAATCAGGAAGCTTTACCAGGGTACTCGTCCTGTCATCATAGTTTTTTATGATGCGAATGATCCGATCAGCCATTGTTGTGTTCTCCCGTTATCTGTGGCGAAAATCTCATAACCGCCGTCTGGCCGGAACCCCGGCAGGTTGTATGTGATGATTCACAACCTGTATATCGTGAACTCCCCGTGTATCTGCGTAATCATCATCGTGAATTCATTCTGAAGATGATGGTGAAATGTATGAGCGAAACACGTTTTCACGGGGCGCGTGTCCGGGAAAGCACCGATCTCGTCACGGCAATTAACGATATCGACTCAAGTGTGATCGGTATTGTTGCTGTGGCAGATGATGCCGATACCGGCACGTTTCCTCTGGATAAGCCTGTTCTGCTGACCCGTGTGAATGATGTGCTGGGCAAGGCAGGCAAGGCAGGTACGCTGTATAAAGCCCTGAAGGCGATATCCGATCAGGTCAGCACAAAGGTGATTGTCGTTCGTGTGGCGGCAGAAAAGAAAGGTGACAAACAGAAGACTCAGGACCAGCTTGTTATTGGTGCGGTTGAAGCGGATGGTCGCTATACCGGTATGCAGGCGCTTCTGGTAGCAGAGCAGGATGAGGCTATCGGGTATCGTCCGCGTATTCTGGCGGCGCCTGGGCTTGACACAAAAGCCGTTACCACTGCGTTGTGCACGATTGCCGGTAAATTGCGGGCGTTTGTTTATGCAGGGTGTCCCGGCTGCAATACTGCCACAGAAGCCATGACCTGGCGTCAGGATCTTGCTTATCGGGAACTGATGCTGATCTGGCCGGATTTTATCGCCTATAAC